TAGCAATCTCTGGGTCGTTGCTAAATATCTCCGGGCGCGTTTTCTTTAGTCGCTGGTAGTCAACCAAAGGGATAGAGCCTAAATATCTGCCGAAGGACAAATCCCTAGGCTTGCTATCCGCTTTAGCTAGCTCGACATTGGTATTACAGATCAGATTACGGTCAGGCTGCTCCTGCTCTACAACCAATTGCGCTGATCGCTTAGAGCCTGTCGGTTGCAGGTGATACCGCTGCCGCAACGGCCCTTCCGTAATCCAATCTGTAACGCTGCTCATTTTAGAACGTCATTGCAGCGGTCGGGTCAATGTCAAACACCGCGCCCAGGCCGTCCCAGTTCTTACAGACAAGCGACCAGTCAACCGACATCAGGCGACGGTCTGACAGACCATTTTTCGCCAGCGGATCAACCCGATAACCTTCCAGATAGCTCACTTCGAGCATATTCGGATCGATCAGGTAGACCGCATCGTTGTCAGTGTCATACGCAGGCTGAAGGCGGTTAGCGACGAGCTGCAGGGTGCCGAAATCGGTTAGGAACACCGAAACAGCGCCGGAGGCTTCGCGCATACTGGCTTCGCCGCCGCCGTCTGCTACTGGCGTTGCAATTCTCGCGGAGCTGCTAAAGAGATACTCGGAGATTTTGCGCTTAACAGCCGGAGTCGTCATCGCTACCGATACTTCGCCGCCCTGCTCATACACGCTCTGCACGGTGTCGCGCAGCATCGTTTCAGTCAGTGCGCGGGTCGTGCCCGGTGTACGCGCTGCAACAAGTCCATTGCCTGCCGTGTCATCCCAACCGCCGTCACCCGTTGCGCCGTTCTGAGCGTCTACGTTTTCGGTGGTTGCTGTGCCGTCAATGCCTACCGTGGTCAGCCATGCGGGCAGACCGGCAGACCGGCCAGCCACAGAGCTGGTCGCTTCGACGGATGCCTGGTTAGCCAAAAGCTGCGCTTCAACGTCGCGGCGCAGTTCCTGCTGTCGGCGTGTCACGTTGTAAGCAAGCTCGTTTGCATAGCCGATAGTGTCGACAGCCTGCGCCCGATGCGACACGAAAACCTGTTTCGTGCTGATCGTGCTGTGGTTGCCAATACGGCGACCGGTTACGGACTCGTCTGCGCCAGCGTCAGCGCCGTCAATAACAGCGTTGGTCGTATCTGCTGCGCTGAGTTTATCGGTGCGCCAGCTGTGGTACGGATTGCTGTGCGTGGTTGTGCCGATCATGTCAGTAAACGGCAAAGGAATCCGGCTTACATCGAAAATCTGATTCATTACAGATTCGTGAATTACGCCGTTTAGGTTTGCGCTTGCCAGATCGTAAGCGTCTTGGTTTGTCGTGGACATTACTGTCTCCCGCTAAGTAGTAATGCGGTCGCGGCTTGCTGGCTATTCATTTTCCCAGCTTTGAAATCCGCTACCGCGTCTGCCTTTCCGGTCACTTTGCGGTTAACTTTCGGCTTCTGCTTGGCTTTCGCTTTCGCTTCGTCCTTCACGGCATTGGATACACGCTTACGCAGCTTGGCATAGTCTGTGACCAGTTTTTGAAAGCGCCAGTCTTTAGCGTTTTCGGCTTCCGGCCCGGTAATCATGTACTCGGCTAACAGAGCCATATTGGCTTCTGTGTCTGCCGCCCTGGTCGCCGCATCATCCCAACCGGGTATATGCTTTACGGCCAGGCGTTCATGTTCCGCGACTGCCTGCTGTCTCATGGCTTGCGCCTGCTGAATCTGCTGATCGTTTAGCTGTAGGCCCATGCCGTCGACTAAGGTTTTCAGCGTTTCCCGCGCTTGCAAAGCCTCGTTTTCCGCCGTGATTCGGTCGTTTTCCGCTTGTGCCCGAATCTCGTCTGCTGTCTGTAATTCCTTTGCCCTGTCCTTAAACTCTCCGGCGGTCATGCCGTCAAGCCCAGGAATGGGCAGGTCATACATCCAGCTTTCCCACTCGCGTTCTGGTTCAGCCTCCTGACCGTCTGGCGCAGCGGTTTCGGTTGTTTCGGTGTCCGAATCACCATCAGCGGGAACAGCCTCCTGTTCCGGGGATTCCGCAGGTTCCGTTCGCCCCTCGGCGGGTTCCTGTGGTTCGCCGCCCATCAATAGATCAGCGGCCTGCGTCAATTCAACCATTATTTAGCCCCCTGCGTCAAGTCCGGCAATAGGCGATCTATCTCCTGGGCGCTAATCTTGACCAGATCGCGCAATTGCAGGACGTATTCCGCCTGCCGGCCCCAATCGTCTGCAGTTAAATCTATCGCCATGAATCTCTCGTATAGATCCTGGCGAATAAGATCAGTTAATCCCAGCTCACTCGCTGACTGGGCTAGGGTTCTGGCGTGTTGCTGTAATTCCGCGCTCGACAATTTCAGCCTCCTTTACCTCGGCTTCTAGGTTGGTTTCGTAGTAATCATGTTGCAGTTCAGCCTGCCATTTCTGGCTGCTGTCCTGCGCCTTGAATTGCTCTATCTCAAACTGCATTTGGGCCATTTGCGCTTGCATCGCCTGGGTCTGCTGCGCCTGCTCTGCCTGCGCCTGCATTGCCTCCTGCGCCGCTTGGCTCTCTGGATCAATGAAATAGCCTTCGCTGTCATCCAGACGGGTTAGGCGCATCCGGTCGGTAATCGCTTTATGCAGGTGGTTGTAGCTGGTCATAATGTTAGCCGCGCCGCCCTGGATCGCCGTCATCTGCATATTGATAACCCAGTCAATAGCGGCGACCTTGCGGCGAGACTCGCCCGGCGACATGGCTACATTGAGGCTGATGCGCTTGCGCGGCATCCATGTAGCAGGCTCGGTTTCCTGCCATTCGCCGCCCCTGTAGAACATAAGCGGCCCGCGCCAGTATTCCCGAATGCACCTATGAGCTACCAGGAAAGCGCCTTTAAGCATGGATTCCGCAAGGTTGCGGCCGATCATGGCTGTCATGGCTTCCGCCGGGCCTAGCTGCAATTCGGCGGATATTCCGCTGATATTCTGTACGCTCTGAGCATCGCCCGATTGCATATCCAGCGCCGCGCCTGCCTGATTGCCGCGCAGATTCTCCGTGTACTGCAAGAATGCAATGCTGTTACTAACCAGATCGGTTGTCGGGATAACGTCGACAATGGCATCTGCCCGCTTTTTCTGAATCGGTCGCCCTGGCGCACTGGCTAACAGGCTTTCAAAGTCCACGGTCGCCGGGTCTGCAACCAATCGCGGGTTGTTGTTCAGGTTCAGGTTGTCGGCTAACTGCCGCATGGCATTGGTGCGCATATCCTCGGTCTGGATCAGCTTGTCGTATACGCCCAGACCTGACCACCTGTTGGGCACAATCCACGCTGCACCGCTGGCATACGGCCAATGGGTGACGCTCGACTTCAGCAGCAGTCGCCGGTTCGACACCAGGAACCGCCATTTGCTTGCGTTTAGGCTGCCGTCCAGAGCAATCGTCATATGCACCCAGTGACATTGAACAAGCTGCTGGTCTGGCGTTGGCGCGTGGCCTTTGTCGCTCTGGCCGTCGATTAACTTCGCCATAATGTCCGTATTAGACTGGCCTACGCCGTCCGTTACGCTTTCGTCGGTCGATTCCGGCAGCTCTAGCACCACCTTCCGCGATACGCCCATCTCCCGCAGCTCTGCGCGGGTAAAGAAAACACGCTCGGAAATGAAGTTAGCCTGCTGCAGATCCTGGGTGTCCAGGTTCGGATCGCAAGTGAAATACGCCGGTTCGATAGCCTTAAAGCATAGCTTTTGCTGCGGTATCTCAATGGTTACCTGGGTTCCGTATTCGTTTTCCTCGGTCTTTACAATCTGTTCCTCGGGGATTGCGGCCAGTGCTGCCGCGTCAGGGAACGTGCGCACTTCGTAGTCCGGCTGATCGTCCACCCAGACCTTAACCACGCCATTTCGGAACATTAGGGCATTTTTGGCCGCCTGCATTAGCTCCAGGTAACCATTGTTATCTGACCAGAACAGGCTATTTAGCGCCCGGGCTTCTGCGTCTGCGCTATCCTCGTCATTCGGCCCCTGCGGCGCAAAGTCGCATATATTCTCGGTGTGCCATGTTTCCGACAGAATCGCCATAATTGATTCTGTGGTGTCTGCGACGCTGGTATCTAAAACCTTGCTGCGGCCCTGCATCTCGTCGCCTCTCGGGCGCTGTAAATGCCTGTCCCAAGATTTCTTACGAATCTCGCGCAATTGCGTGTTCGCGTAGTCGGTGCTCCGCTCCAGGTTGCTGTAGATTGCGCCGACTATCTCGGCTTCCGTCATTCTTGCCATGCTAAATCGCTGCCCTGTTCAATTCTGAATAATCTAACGGGGCATAAGTCTGCTCAATTAACAGCCCCTCGTTGTATGCCTGCACCGCATAGCGGAAAGCGTCGGAACCATCCGATGCCCAGTCATGCAGCGGCTTTTCCTTAAATACCTGGCGTTTGTCGTCATATTCCCGGCGATAGCCGTTCAAACACGCCCGCCCTCGCTCTGTTCTTTCGCTGTCAAACCAAGACTTAGCCAGAGCAACGCGGCAATCCTCGATATAGGGCTGGATGTTGGATACTTGCTTAAGCACAGTCGTTTGAAAGCCCAAATCCTCAAACTGTTCCGCCACGCTGCGGGGCATACCGATACGATGATGATTACCGTCATGCGGTAAAATAACGTGCTGGCACGAGTAGCCGGTTGCCCTGATCTGGTCGGCATAGTGTTTTACCTGTTCGCCGTTGGCTTCGTAATAGTCCACCCAATGCAATGCGCCGCCGGGCAGCGCCTGGACGTACCAGATCGCCGTAGAGTCATCCAGGCCAATATCCAGCACCGGCCAGACCGGATACGCCTGATCGACAGGAACGCGGGTTACGCGGCCCTCCGTAACGGCTGTATTCATCTGCCGGGCGTAATAGCTGCCCTCCAGGCCGAAGTCGAATGAACCGAAATACTCCTGCAGATATAATTCGTCGCTCATTTCTGCCCGTTCACGCTCTAGCGCGTCGGCTGTCATGTGCTGCGTATCGTCGCAGGTCAGCACCTCGGCAAAGGACTGATCGTCTATCTGGGCTTTCTCGTACAGCTCAAAGCCGTGATTCCTGCCTCTCGGCGTATACGGAAACAGCGCCCAGCCGCCATTTTCTGCCAGTATCGGCCGGATAAAGTCGTATGCTCTAGGGTTAGCAATAGCGTACTCGCTGAACACCACGCCGCGAGGGTTGCTGCCCACCAGGCTATCGTAGCGATCTGAGCCGCCGAGCTGCCAGGTGCTGCCGCATTTGAACGTAATACGCATCTCGCTATCGTTCGTCGCTGCTCTCAATTCGGGCGGAAAAGCAATGTCGATAATGCGCTGCCCTTCCCGGTTAATGCCGTTCCACAGCGCCTTGCGTGACTGTTCCTTTTCGGGGAATAGGTGCCAATAGTTACCGATATTCCGGTGAGCATCAAAGCACGTCCATTGCAGGCTCACAGTGTCTTTACCGGCCCGCCTGGGCCAGCACAAGATTGCCCTGTCTGCGCCGCTTTCCATTGCCTGCCAGAACGGGCGCTGGTACGGGCGCAGATCAAGCGTCGGAAGGTTTATTTCCATTCTGGCTTACCAGGTTAACCACTAAGCCGCCGTCGCCCGTGTCCAGCTCTGTTGACTGCAGATCGGGTACGCACTTTCTGAGCAATCCTAGAGCCGCTGTAACCTGACTGCTAGTCAATTCCAGATCGTCAAGCACATGATTCTCAAGGCGATTCACAAGCTGACTTGCCCTGATTTTTTCCCTAACGGACTGCTGGTGAAGCTTATTTAATCTCGCTGCCATATATATGTAATTACATATGTAATCATCAAAAAAAAGGAGTATCCTCCTCTCTAGCCCCTAGCTCTGCCCCTAGCCCCTGCCCTGTCCCTCTCCCCGCCCTCCGCTTGCCTAGATAGGGTAATTACCCTAGAGCCGAGGTATTCGTGGTATGGGTGTCGGTAACGCAATCCTAACATAAAACAGCTATATCCGGTCAAGTCATGCAAAAACCACGCTATAAAAGGGTTTGACACGCAAAAATCAGGCTCTAAACTCTGTTCCTGGTTCCTCCCTAGAACCATTTTAGCCCTGTCAGGCATCCACTCGGCCCCCGGTTCCCCAACTGTAAGGTCGGCTTGACAGGGCTTTTTTATGTCTATAAACTGATTTGACTGGTTGGGGAATCAGCATTATTACGGTTCCACAGCCAGTTCATACTCACACTTGAACAGGAACCTTAGTTATGCCTCTCGATCCTAATATGCCTCTAGATTCGGCTGTGCCGTCACAATCCAATTACCTGCAGAAGTCCGATGTTGGTGAAGCAGGCGTAGACCTGACCATTAAAGCGTTAGACCGCGACCAGGTGGATGAAAAAGACCCTAACAGCGTTAAGACTGTGATTCACTGGGTGCAGCCTAACTACAAGCCGCTAGTCCTGAATAAAACCAATAAAAACAGGCTAACGGTCATTCTTAAAGCCACCACCGTGGGCGACCTTATCGGCAAGACAGTAAACGTGTATAACGATCCTATGGTGGAATTTGGTGGCGAGATAACGGGCGGTATCCGTATCCGCACCGCGGCTGATCCTGCACTGACAGAGACAGCGCCGCCGGATGACAGCATACCGTTCTAATAGTATAGAGTCCGTGGGGAGTAAGGCAGGGCGAGCCAGGTAGCAATCGCCATACAGTCAGGCCCGCTGTACTCGGCACAATGGGCCACCTTCTAAAACGTGAATAGGGAACCTTCATGTACTACAACACCACACGCCAGACCGGCGAACAGCTTGAAATCTTTAAGAGCAAAGCCCGCAGCCAGGATGCTGTGATCCTCGAATATATGCGCCTGCAGGACCGGGCGTTAACCCGCGATGAAGTGATCGACGGCTGTATGACAGATACGCCTGTCTCCAGCGTGACGCGCTCCATGAATACGCTGCTTAATAAAGGCGCTATTTTGAAGCTGGAAACAATGCGTAAAGGCAAATACGGTCGGCCACAGCATCTGTGGGCCGTTAACCCGAATTATCAATGGGTGCAGAACAATGGATGAAAACACTTATCAACAGGCATTAAGCCAGCAGGAGCAGGAGGAGCAGCAGCAGTTAGCGGAGCTGTTTAAGGATGCCCACGACGTACGCTGCGCTGAGTGTGACCGCGTAATGTTTACCACCGTCGCCGGTCAGGAATACGATCCAGGCGGTATTTGCG